ACCTAGCCTAGTTCGATCTACCTTGTCAGCGAATACTTTGTCGCTTCTACGGTAGTACTCGTAGGTCTTCATAGATTTGCCGGCTGAAGCGCAGGCTTGCTCTATTGTCATACCCTCTGCTACACAACCGAGAATAATCCGCTTGGCTATGTCGGCGGAATTTTCAGTCATTATTTATTCTTAGGCTTAGAAGGATTCTTCTGTCCAGCTTTGTAAGCTACTGCTGCTGCGCCACCTGTTACTAATGCTGCTTTTGCTTTTGACCTACCAATGATAGGTGCTGCAGCTTTAATAGCTGCCATCTCTGCTTCTTTAATTGTTTTATAGTTCTTACCTTCTATTGCAGCCTTAATAGATTTAAGTTGCCCTGGAGTAAGGTCTGCTTTCTTAAAAGTAATTTTAGCAGCTTGAGGCGTAATGCCTTTACCACCAGCTTTGCTGGTTACAGTTGCTGGTCCTTGGACTTTAATAGTCTTGGTTGCACCTTTACCTGTAGGTGCTTTAGTTCCAATATTCTTTGCCACGTTTTGAGCTGTCTTAATTCCCACCTTAGCAGCCTGCTTCTTTCCAAGTTGTGTAGCAACTGCTCTGCTTATAGTTATTGCTATTGGTACTAATGGTACTGCCATTATATTTCTCCTTGTGGATAAAACCTGTGGATAAGCGCCGTAATTGAAATTTATAATTTTATACTGGGAGGATGATAGGGGTTACTAGGAGTAACCTATTACACCTGCCGCGATAGTGTGTGTGTGCTCGGTTCGCTTCGCTGTCGCTTTGCTCCCGAGCAAGCCTAAAGCGCAGTGAGGGGTAAAACCTCGGCTCGCCCTTAGGGGTCTCGCCGAGGCAACAGCCGAGGCGGTATGGGTCGTAAAACTAATAAGGTCCGTTTTACTCCCCTACTATATATAAGGCGGGAAATATAACTCATTTCCCGTTTTTTAGTAAAAAATCTTTATAAATGTGATCAACCTCACTAACAAAGTATATCAAAACGGACATAACGGACAACACTGGTGGTAGCTCTGCAGTAGATAGATCACGGCGGTTTACAGTTCACTTTAGCAAAAATTTTTATTTGGGGTGTACATATATACGGTCGCGCATTTTAAGGATAGGGGGGTCGGTTTACGCGGTGTCTGCCTATTGTGCGCCTATATTGTGAGCCTAATACGCCACTATTGCGGGTAATTGTGCGCTTATCGGTGGCTTATTGATTACGATTACCCCTTATTTAATATAATTTATCTTGGCTGACTAATCCTTCGGCACAATACGGGCAGGTAATGGGGCGACACCTTAGCCCTCAGCTCTTAACCCTTGCCAGCTCTCACCAGCTATAAAATAGCTATCAGTTCACCAGCTCGCCAGCTCCCACAGCTCGCTAATTCTCAGCCAGCTCTCAGGTAATTGTTATCAAACTGTTATCTAAAATATCTATGAAATGGGGGAGTGTAGTGTATTGTAATCCTATTGGAGCAGATAGCTCTAATTACTAGACTAGATAGGACTAACCAATGATAATAGTAGGATTTATTACTGGCGCATTACTGCCCGTTTATTTATTCGTATTACTAGGCACGGGGGCGATTACCTTAACCTTGCTTAATTGTGTCGGTGTAATACTTATTAGCTTACTAAGCCTTAGCGTAGTGGTGGGAATAGCTACGCTATCCACCTACAAGGGGGGCAAGTAATGAAATGGAATAAACCTAGAGCGGGGCGGGTATATTGGCAGACCAGCAAGAGGGGCACAGCTAGGGCACATCTTTATTATTTCATCACACAGCACGGCACGGGGAACGGAGAGTATCTAGCGGGTTATTATGGATACCTTGACCAGATAATTATGAAGAGCGCGGGCACTTTTAGCACAGCACAGGAGGCGCGGGCTTACTGTGAGAAAATAGATGCGGAGGCGGTAATAATAGAGGAGCAGACAGCTTAGGTTAATGGTGTCCTGTCCTCTCTCCTGTTATACTAGGGGAGAGGGCGGGCTACTCTTAAACAATTAAGAGAGCTACTAGACGATAGGAGCAATAAATGAACGACACACAGACACAAGCACAAGCACAATTTATAGAGGATTTTCTCTTAGTAAGTGAAAACGATTATGATACTTACTTAGATTTAACCTCAACTGTAAAGAGTGAGGGTGTGTTAAAAGCTAGTGAGATAATCCAAGAGCAGTTTGAGAATTGGATTACGCAATTAGCAGACCAAGAAGAGGAGAAAAATAACGCTTACGGCTCTCTCTTATTAAAGCAGTTACTAATTGGCTGGGGCTCAGATAGCTTTTATAAAATCGCCAAGCGTTTTGAGGTGGTGGAATAATGAGAATTATGAGCCATAACTTAAAGTATGCGGGAGAGTGTCCTCTATGTAATAGCTCTGCTGTTTTATTCTTTTACAAGAATAAAGAGGGAGAGTTCAAGGCTTGCTCTAACTGCTTTACTACTAAACATATTACGGGCTGGAGTATCTAATGAAATCACCTAATTATTACAGAGTGCGGGCGATAGTGCGGGCGGTGTTTTGGCTCTCACTACTGGCAGGGCTTTACTTAATAAGCTCCCGCCTATGGTGGACAGGTGAGGGCTACTGCTGGGGAGTGGGGTGCGGGCTATGAGTAGAGAGTTAGAGCAATTCTTAAATACTGAAGCGGAGTGGGTGCTGGAGAGATTATCTACCGGCACAGAGAGCGCAGACCGCAACTACTATCAGGGCAGATTAGACCAATTAGCACAGGTCAGGAGATATCTAGGACAGCCTCAGATTATGAGAGAGAGGGCGAGCAAGTGAGCGTGAGAGAGAGGGAGCAGACCGCACTCTGCAAGGGGTGCGGGTGGAGCTTTGGCTTAGTTAATCTATACGCTGGGCATAGGTCGGGCGAGTGGCTTTGCGTTGAGTGTTTAGATATCCAGAGTAAATAATTTAGTGGCGAGCTATGCCACACTCTTTGTCTAGGGGAGTGTGGTGTAGTATTCTACTAACCAATAGTGGGAGAGAGCGAGCAAGGTGCTTGCTTATAGATAGATAGGAGAGAGTAATGACTAAGTATGTTGCTAATGAAAATGGCGACTGGTGGGAAGTGGTAGAGGGAGAGAGCCTTTACTTAATAGATACAGAGTGGGAAGGTATCACTAATAAAATGGAAGAAGAAGATACTAACCCTTATCAAGATAAGTTTGAGAGGTTTATCTGGCGTTATGGTGTGCCAGTTAGTGTAGATATGGAAGGGGTAAGAGTATGAAAGTATCAACAGTAATTGAAGAGCTAAAGAAATTAAATCCTGATGAGGAGATAGTAGTTAGCTGGTTTGATAAGCAAACCTATCAAGATTATTACAATGATGAGATAGAGATAACTCCTGCTCAATGGGAGTATGTAGTTAAGTTTATATCTGATAATGACTATTACTGGCAACAGATTAACTGGACACTAGAGGAAGCGGTAGCAACAGTTAAGGAGAAAATAACAATATGAGTAAAGAATTAAAAGAGATAAACGAAGCTCTCACTAACCTATGGTGGAGTGCTGAGATAAGTGATAACGCTAAGTTATGGTGGAACGACCACTATCAACGACTAATGGAGAGGGAGTTAGCGAAATGAGTAAGATGAAGCAACACTTAGAAAAGCAAATAAATATAACTGGCTCACGCCACGAGGAGATGAGTTGGAAGCGGTATATTTATTTTGAGTATGAAGGTGAAGGTTATAGTGTCCTATTATTCTGGGACGAGTTTAATGGCTATGAACTTTACTGGCATAATCAAGAGAGCGGTCTATTAAATAGCCGTAAAGCACCTGAATGGGCTATTAACTGGGAAGAAGATAGACACGAGGGTATGAGCTTTGAGCATTACCTAGATGACCTAACTTGGGAGATGAATAAATGAATACTAAAACTATGAAGTATGAACTACCACAAGGCGTTGAGTTAGAGGTGGTTGATTACGATATAGAGAGAGAGGATAGGCAGGATAGTGCCTTCTATACTGATAACGATATAAGCCTGATAGCTCGCTTAACCTATGGTGGCAGAGAGTATGGCATTTATTGTGTCGGTGAAATGCGTATCAATTACAAGGACAGAGTGATTAGATACAGTAGCGACCTTAAAGAAGCAGGTATTGAAAATGATACCGACCTATCTAGGGTAGAGGCAGAGGGCGGTGAGTGGATTAACAATTCTTGGTTTGAGGTTGAGGACTACACCGCAGGAGAGTTTACAGGAGAGATATACCACGAGGTTAAAGAAGCTATAGAGAGCGTAGCTAATTGGATTACTGAGGAGGTTAAGTAATGGCTTATACACCAGCAATATGTGGCGACCACTTAGTTCCAATAAGTGAGTGCGACTGCGTTAATTATTTACAAGAGTTAAAGACCTCAGCCGAGAGGCTGGTTCAGCTAACGAAAGAGAGAGAGGAGTTAAGTAAATGAGTAAGAGAGATACCCTTAGCAAGATGAGTATAAACGATATGGTTAAGTCAATAGATGAAAGTGAGAGAGAAGAGGCTATAAGCTGGTCAGAGTTAGCTGAACTAACCCACGCTACCCAAGTGGAAAGATTTGGGTGGTGTATATGTGAAGGCACTAACGGAGAGGGACAACTGGCAGATGACTGCCCTAAGGAGGAGGGCGGTGGAGATGAAAGGTTATGATTTCACAGAGGGAGAGGGCGACACCATTACTTGCGACTATTGTAGTCAAGTAGTTGGTAAATGGTATAGCGATTTAACCCACGCTATCTGCCGGACTTGCCTCATCAATAAGGTAGTAATAGGAGAGGGAGAGAGAGTATGAGTTATGGTAAGTGCTGGGTATGTGGCTGTGTAATGAGTGGTGATAGCCAAACCTTAGAGAATAAGGTCAAGTGTGATAGGTGTAGTTGGGTATCACACAAAGACGGGAGTTGGTAATGAGCGAGCCACGCTACCTATTCGGAGATGACTACGCCTATAATGGAGGCTATGAGGAGTTAATTAACTGCGATACCTGCGCTGTTGAGTTTGATAGGGTAGAATATAGGTCAGATACTTGCTCAGATTGTGAAGATGAAATAATCAAGAGAGAGAAGGCAAGAGTAAGTGCAAATAACTGAATACAAAACTGGTAGAAAGAGCTACGATTTCAAGATTAGTAAACTAGCTATGGAAAAATTCATATCAGGTTTAGTATCTGATGTAGTAAAAAATGGTGTTGTGCCAGGTTATTACTGGATAAATCCTTTGGGTGATGAACTAATTAAATTAATAGTAGAGGAGGATAAGTGAAAGATGTAATTGAATTACCTCGTACGGAGAAGAGAACGATAGTTTTCTATGAGGTATCAGATAGCCAGGGGATAGCTATATGGGGCGGAGAGAATGTCCTAGAGGCTATTGACTGGTATCGTAAGTCTCCACCTGATAGCAAGGTATGGGTGGGACAGTATGAAACTACTGAGGAAGATGCTAAGTTAGTGATGGACTTCCTAGAGATTACACCTATTGTCCTTGCTACTATTGCTAATTGTGTAGATAGATGGAGTTAATGGAAACTATAGAGAGAAGAATAGAGGGAGCGAAGGCACAAGCCGTTCGTCAGAGAAACTATCGTAGAGCAAGGGACAGGGCGTTGGCTCGTTTGAGTAGAGATTACCCAAATGTTTATCGCACCTACTTAGAAGAGGAGATGAATGTTGATGAAGATATGGGTAAGAAATGGCTTGATATCGCTGGCAACACTAAGCCTCGTAATTTTCGCAGAGGGTAAGTTATCAACACCAACAGTAATACAAATACCAAATGGAGTTATAGAGAATAGGAAGGCAACACAAGATGAGAAGAGTCGTAATAGAAAGCTCGCAAAGGACTACGCTTCGGCTGGTTGGGACTGGCGAGGTAAAGAGTGGACCTGTCTTAAGTCCCTTTGGACCCGTGAGAGCAGGTTTGATAACTATGCAAAGAACCGGCAAGGAAGTTCCGCTTACGGAATTGCTCAGCTCCTTAGAGAGAAAGATTACCGAAGTGAATATCAAATCTTACGAGGTCTTAAATACATTGACTCTCGCTACGGCTCTCCTTGCAAGGCATACAACTTCTTCCTCAAACGAAACTACTACTGATGAGTATGATAGTATTTAATTATTGATCGGCTCTCTCCGATCTAGAAAAAGAAAGCCTTGCTCCCCTTCCAGCAGGGCTTTCTTTATTTTGTAAAGACAAAAACCCCTTCGGGATAGGAACCGAAGGGGCTATTGCCAGCACTCAACTGGATATCGGATCCAGCCTTGTACTATAAGTATAACAGATTATTTTTTTCTAATCCAGTACTGATCGTTGATAACTAGTGTGTCTATCTCAGCCTTGTGTCGCTCAGTAAATAGAAGTATGCCAGGTCTAGGAGTATGAGCAGGTCGTAGGTTGCGACCCCAAGTGTAATCATCAAAGGCCATAATCCCACCAGACTTTAATAGAGGCCAAGATAATTCTGCATCTAATAATACACTAGCTGCGGTGTGGTCGGCATCAATATAAATAAAATCATACGCATCTGTGAAGTGAGTTCGTTGTCTAATTAAATACTCATCTGTTTTACTTGTGATAGATACAACTGATAGATCTTTTACCTTCTCCTTGTAGACCCGCTCAACATCTCTAAAGTCCATCTCGGCGTGGCTTTCCTCATCACTTCCTTGCCAAGTATCCACATCAATTAAGACTGAACCTTTAACAGTTAAGATATTATTACACAACCATACACTTGCATCTCCGGTGAATACACCAAGCTGTAAAAACTTTAGGTTAGGTTTATCTTTAAACTCTGCAAGATAAGTTTCAAAGTTATGCTTAGCGGTTATCTCAAACCAATTAGGATAGGTCATTGCTTGTCCGTACTGTAGAAACCATTACCTTTAAAAGTTATAGCAGGAGGAGCATAGACCCGAACAGCAAGATCACCACAACAGAGAGGTATATTCTCATCATCATACACAGACCTTTCAACTGACTTAATTAGATTACAGGTATTACATTTGTATTCGTAGATCAAAGTTGTATTCCATCTTCTAACTTTAGAAATCCTACTAACTTATTACGCTTAGTTCTATTCTCAAACTCAGTAGTAATAGGTAGCCACTTATCCTGCCACTTAGGTTGAGGTATAGTAGATAGATTAAATCCCCACACACCTTCCGGTGTAGAGTTTATATACCAAGGTGTAAGTGATCTAATACCTGCTGCCATAAGTAATCCCTGATACTTACTCTCTTCAATAAGTAGATCAGGGTAGTGGGTCTTGCGAGATTTTAATTCTATAAACATCTTAGACTCTAATGAAATACAATCCCAGTTATCAAACTCTTCACTCTTCTCAAGGTCGGAGTAGTACTTCTCTCTGAGATACTCAAATAACTCTGGCTCTTTAAACTCTATGCCCAAGGTGTCTCACCCCCGAGCCTATCTTGTAATCTACGCAGGGCTGAGATTGATCTGCGATCAGCAGTAGATGTAGCACATTCTAAATATTGTGCTACTTGTTGCAGTGTATAGTTATCGTAGTATCTCATCTGTAATATAGTTTTATCTTCTTGGCCTAGCTTTAGATAAGCCTTCTTTAAATCAATTAGGATAGCTAATAGGTTGCCACCTTCAGCCGGTGTTGATTGCTTACGAGGTGTGCCATCATTAATCATCTCTTGTGCTTGCTCTAGTACAGTTCCCTCTACAACGGATGCAATAATAAATGGGATTAACTGTGCAATAGTTGAGGTATCGTAGAACGCCTCATCGCCTACTTTGTATCCAGCCTTACGAGCCTTCTCTTTACGAGCATATCTTTCTGCAACTCTACGCATCTGATAGGCAATACGCTTTTCATTCTGCTCACGCTTATCAGGGTTCTCTTCATTAAGTAGATCAGTAAAATGTTGACCGCGACCAATAGCCCAGAGATAACACTCTTGCCTTACATCATCAGTATCAACCCATCCCTTAAACTTACGAACAATAATATAAGTAACTGAAGGGACTAACTCATATAGAGTTGGGTGTAGTTCTGGACTCATTCACAGTCCAACGCGGGAACCTCAGGCCACTTTCCATCTAGCACCATAAGTGCAATAGCTGAATAGTTAAGTAGATCTACAAAAGAATCTCGTAGTGATTCATTACTAGGTGTAACATTATTATCAACAAGATTATTAATACGGGCTACCTTGTCCCACATACGAACTCTTAATCCATTAATAGGACCACCAGGAGATCTTGCTATATTTAATGGACCGTAATCGTGGTGCTTTGCAATAAGTAAATTACCGGCAGCATCTAATACATTCCACATATCTCTAGTAAACTCATCATCCACACTGTTACGTTTCTTCATACGATCTTTGTGATATAAATCCATAAGAGTTCCAACCATTCTAGTAGTGCCATCTTCTCTGAGTTCCTCATACATTTGGCATACCTATTGTCTGTTTTGTCTCTTCTATACCCTTTGCTAAGTATAGATCATTGAGGTCCATACCAGCCGGTAGCGACACGATAGTAGAGTTGATAACCTCTTGAGCTACCATCCTTGAGAACTCTGCCCCTGGATTTGTACCATCATCTTTTAAATCATTATCACCAATAATATAAACCTTGCCATACCCAGTAAACATCCTAGTAAAGTGCGACTTCCAAGCCTGTACACCAGGAACTCCAACTGCTGGTATACCTAAGATTGCAGATGCAATAATGGTATCTAACTCACCCTCACAGATTGCTATGTATTCACTACTTAAAATGATATCGCTAACATTATATAGATGACCCTTCTGTCCTGTTGGCGCACCATACTTAGGTTTACCTTCATCTAATCTTCTAAACTTAAATCCAACACAGTGTCCCATTACAGTCATATAAGGTATGGATAGCCAGCCTTGATAGAACTCGTGACCTGCAATAGGTTCTTTGATATAACCTAAGTAGTACTGGTCAGCTACCTCTTTAGAAATCCCACGACCTGCGAGAAACTCTATTGCTTCCTCGCCTAGATCCTTGTTGTACTGGACTGCCGCTTCTAGCGAGGATTTCAATTGCTCTGATGAGAGCATCTTTAAACTCCATATTCTCTTTGATACTAATAATGTTTACTGCGTTACCACCCTTACCGCAAGTATGACAGAAGTATAAGTTCTCTCTGGTATTTATTACCGCACTTCTTCTACTGTCATCGTGGAGTACACACCTAACAGAGCAAGCCCTGCCCTCTCTTACCTCACCGCCATAGTGAGAAACAATTACTCCAATAGGTATTGCATTTGCATCAGTATCTGAACTGCCTTTACTAGATCTTCTACTCCTTGACCAATCCTGTGCCGGCATCTGTACTCTCCTCTTTTTCTTCTACCACCTCTGGTACTGGTTGTAGTATTTCTGTTGTAGTTATCTCACCCTCTGGTACTGGTGTCATTGCTTCTCCTTTAGCCATTGTGTTAGGTCTTGGATTACCCAAGCCTTATCTATTCCTGCGTTTCTTCTCTTGAAGAGTACATAAGATAAAGGCTGACTAATACCACGATGCTTAGAATAATTAGCAGCTTCTTTTTGCGCTTCATCCCAGAACTCCTTTAGATTTAACTTCTTAGTATTCTTTAACTCAAAGATATAAGTCTCACCAGCAACTATAACTACTAGATCACCCTCATCCTCACCGCCAGATAGACGTAGCCTCTCAGCTACTAGACCCATCTTCCTAAACCATTTCATTACATCAGTCTCAAATTTTGCACCTTTAGTCTTATTGTATTTTGGAGTCACTATAAATAGCATCCCTTCTATACATTCTACCCATTGCATCTGAATCACTGATCTGACACACCTCATAGTTAACAAATAAACCAACGTGGTCAGAGCCATCTGCAGTATGCGGTCCAAATCTATTCTTAACTGCTGCTACTTTTAATACTTTGTTATAAGGATCAAAGCCAAGCGTAAGTATTAGTGCCGGTAATTGAGATACCTTACCGTGAATTGCTCTACGAGCAGGTGGTTCAGTGGTCTTGCCATACTCACTCTGTTCGCTGACGTGGTGCAATACCATCACACAAGCCTCAGTCTTACGAGCCATATCGTGGAACTCCACCATAATAGATCTAAGTCCTGCCCACTCATTATCAGATTCTGCTGCCACATTCATTAGGTTATCTATTACAACCAGCTCTGGTGGAACTCCAAACAATTCAACATAGGCTTTTATCTCTAACTCAATATCATCTAATGATGGTGATGAATCAAAGACAAACTGTATGCTATCTAAATTACCTAGATGCTTATCGTAGTAATGACGGTTACTAGTTAAGTTATTCTCCACCATAATCTGGCTGTGTCCTGATAAGTGGGCTGCTGCCCTCATCATTACCGTTGCAGTATCTGTATCTGCCGAGAAGAATAAAGTAGGAACCTTTGCTTTGATTATATAGATAAGAGCAAACATACTCTTACCAACATTGGGCGCAGCAGCAATCATACATACCTGACCTCTACGAAACTTAATCTGTTTTTTAGATAGAGCTTCCCATACGTCAGGTAGTGGTGTTGCATTAGTGGTTGACCCACGCCACGCCCTGTTTAAATTAAGCAACGTCTTCCTTCTTTAAAGTTATACCTCTAGTAGATCTAATACGTTTTCTTTCATCAACATTTAATCCACCCCAGATACCGAAATA